CTTTATTGTTCAGGTTAGCGCCTGACGGGCCGGTGTCACTCGAGTAGGCGTGATGTTTAAACACTACGCCTTACTTGGAGATGATATCCTTTTTTGGAACGCATTAGCTGCCAAAGAGTATGTCAAAATAATGACAGCTCTAGGAGTTAAAATGGGATTACATAAATCCCTGCTTTCCGGAAAAGGTACCGCCGCGGAATTCGCTAAACGAACATTTTATCACGGTGCGGACGTTTCTGCTGTCTCTCTAAAAGAGTTATCGGCATCCCTATTTGATATCACGGCCTTAGTTGGCTTTGGATCAAAATATGGTTTGTCGTTAGCTAAATTAGTTAGAATCGCAGGTAAAGGCTACAACGTGACCGGTTCATTAAATAAACCCTTCCAAAGTCTTAATTTGCTTGTTAAAGCTATTCTTGTATGTCAACTTAAACCTTTGACATTTGAATCTTTTCAAATGTTTATCGGTCGAGTTAACTCCACCTCTTTTAGAGGTGTTGATACAAGATCATTAGCGATTTTCTGTAACCATATGTCTTTGACTATAGCTACGGAAATAAACGAAACAATTCAAAGATCTTTCTTAGTATTCCATGATTCCATTATGTCGTCGAACTTTGACTTCAGTAGATATTTTCCCGATAAAGGGATCTTAACTCCTGCAGCCTTAGAAGCGGCGGCTAAAGGTTACTTCATGGATAAAGATTTAGCTCTCGACGCACCCGCAGCAAAAATTTATCTGCCAGGATTTCAATCCTTGGTAGAGGAATTATTGATGCTTAATAAAATATTCTCTGGTAGAATAAAATCACCAGACCTATTTTATAACATGCGAAGAGACTATATGGAAGATCATATATCTCAGTGCCTCTTCTTTTATTGAAAAGGCAATGATTTAATGAATCGACTTGTTATGGCTACTACTTTCGAAAAAGCAGATCTGCCGACTCCAAGATTTGGAGTACAGCCGAAAATGCTTTTAACGTACAATAGATGATCTAAAATTTTATTTCCTATCCTTCGAAAAGAAGGATTCAAAGGGACTAAAATTAATCAGATTCACAGTTCACCATAGCGAACTATAATAACACTTTCCAAATAGCAATCAAGGTAGTTTAGGTTAACTATCCTTGATACAATTGATCGAATGTCACATCTAAGTGTATGGC